ATGCCCGATAACACAATCGCCATCGAAAAAATTAAAAAGTATTTGCTTGATAACAACCTTAAACAAGTTGATCTAGCAGTTACTTATGGCAAAGAACCGCAAGATGTGGCGAACATTCTTGCTGGACGAAAAAAAGACCCAGCATCAAATCGCTTTGTTTTAAAAGTTATTTCAGATTTAAAAATCAGATAGAAAGGCATCAAATGAATCAAATAATCAATATTACAGTAAACGATAACCATGAACCAGTTGTCAGTGGTCGGGACTTGCACAAAGTGCTTGAAATTAAAACAGCTTATAAAGATTGGTTTCCAAGAATGGCCGAATATGGCTTTGAAGAAGGTCAGGACTTTAGCTCATTTTTGAGCAAAAGTACAGGAGGTCGCCCTAGTCAAGACCATGTACTTAAACTAGACATGGCTAAAGAAATTGCGATGTTGCAACGGAATGAAAAATCAAAGCAAGTCCGTAAATACTTCATCCAGGTTGAAAAAGATTTCAACAGTCCTGAGAAAATCATGGCAAGGGCGTTGCTGATGGCTGATAAGAAAGTGCACAAGCTGGAAGCACAAATTGAGGCAGACCGTCCAAAGGTGCTATTTGCTGATGCCGTAAGTGCTAGCCATACCTCTATATTGGTCGGAGAACTTGCAAAGTTACTCAAGCAGAATGGGGTAAATATTGGAGCGACTCGTCTCTTCACTTGGCTTCGTAAACACGGCTATCTTATCAAGCGTAATGGCCGAGATTGGAATATGCCTACTCAGAAAAGCGTAGAGCTTGGACTTATAAGGGTCAAGGAAACTAGCATCACCCATTCTGATGGCCATATTACAGTAAGCAAGACACCCCTTGTAACCGGAAAAGGTCAACAATACTTTATTAATAAATTCCTTAATCAGGAATATCTACCAGTTTAAAAAGGAGATGGCATGAACGAAATAACATTTACCCTATATTGCACAACATCTGAAGAGGCAATCACAGAAGTAAAGAAACTAAAAGAAGCCCATCCAAAGGATAGACTTCAATTCAATGTAAACATTAAGTCTGAGTTTTACTAGTCAATAGAATTGACGTTAGAAACGTATTGATAAAGTTTCTTATACTCAAGACCTAAGTATTCCGCAAAAGTAGCATCCTTAATTTTACCTTCGTTTTTTGCAGCTCTAAATTCACGATAAAAACTTTCGTGATTTCCGATGATAATTTCTGATGTTACTTCCAACAAATCTTTAGCCATATAATCACCTCCCTTCGAGATGATTATAACAAAAAAGTCCGACGGCGATCGGACTCAAAACAAAAAAATATTTACTTAATTATAACACAAGAGAGAGGATATTAATATGCCAAAAGCTGAATTAGTTTACAGACCAGCTAAGCAATCTGAAAAAGCAGAAGCTGGTGACTATGAACACCTTTGCCAAATCTGGGAAGGTTTGACAGTCGGAACGGCTAAGGTTTGGGCGACAGAAATGCGTGATCATCCAGACTTTAAACAGTTTGTATTAAATCCAACGCATAGAATCGCATTCATTGATTACGAAGGTTTCCGTTTATTTGTTAAATGGAAAAGTCGTAACCGCTATAAACCCAAGAAGGAAACCCTGGCAGAAATGCTTGAAAATATTAAATTCGAAAAAAGAGTAGGAGCATAACATGAATAAATTAGAATTATTTTTATTAGTAACAACTGTTGCTTTAGCAATTGTTGCAAGGATACAATATGAAGTCATCAAAAAACACAATTCGCCAGAGAATAAACGCAGAATTTTTAGGGAAGTGGCTTTAGAAAACAGCAAAGGATGGAACGAGAAGCGCTCTAGAGGAAAGGTGGTCAGCTAATGCAGTACATTTTTCAAGACATTAACAGATAGTTACACAGCTGTTAACAATGAATTTCTGGATGATGATGAGCTTTCGTTCAAAGCTAAAGGAATATTGATGGTTATCTTGAGGAACAAGGACGATTGGCGAGTATATCCAGAGGAAATAGCTAAGCGTTCAAAAGATAAAGTTTCGGCTGTTAGAACAGGCATTAAAGAGCTTGAAGAGCATCATTACATCAGAACTTACAAAAAAGGGTTAGGTGATAAAAATGGTATTTCTTACTTTAGATTTTGCGCTGATAGAAAAATCAGTGATGAAATGTTTGAACAACTCAAACAACAACTTGATGAAGAGCTAGCTCAAATACAGAAAACTCAAAGTTGAGTTTCTCAAAGTTGAGTTTCTCAAAGTTGAGTTTCTCAAAGTTGAGAAATCGCACACTAATAAATACTAACATTAAATAAATACTAAATAACAATAAATACTAACAGATAATAAGATGATGAAGAAGAAAGGAGAAGCAGTGGACAAAAAAGAACTGTTTGATAATTTCCAAAACAATTGGATGCGTCTCTTGTCACCGTTTGAGATTGAGGATATTAGCAAGTGGATTGATGAAGACAATATGCCTGTTGAAGTAGTTAATGAGGCGCTAAAATCAACAATATTATATAATGCACCGAATCTCAAATACTTAAACAGAGTCTTAAACAACTGGAAGCGACAAGGGATTGATACAGTCGAGAAAGTCGAATTGGCTAGAATGCAATTTGAGAATAAAAAGCTAAGTCAAGGTAAAGGTCAACTTTCCAACGTCCCAAGCTGGTCGAATCCAGACTACAAAGAACCAGATTTAAAAGAATTTGCTCTAGGAAGCATGGACGGTATAGAAGATGGATCAGGAGATTTTTAATTTTTTTAACAAACAAATCAAAAAAGATTTTGGTAAAACGGCGAGTAAAGAGACTTTTGCTAAGTTTGCTAGTTACTGCGCCGAAGGAATGGAAAAAAATGGAGTTAAGCCAATTTTTAATTGGATAAACCTATACGCTTTTGGAACCGGTATGACAACAGCAGAAGCAGACCGATTAAGAATAGAGCGATATAAACAGGAGAATGTGTTATGACAAAACAGCATAGAGAAACGCTTATCTGGTACAGAGCAAGCCATCAAGAGCGTGAGAGATTGCTTGATTTCGGGCTTGTTGATAAATCACAGTACATGACACTATTGCGGCAATTGCGCAAGAAATATGCGATTTAGGAGAAAATATGACACCAGAACAAGCAGAAAAAGCAAAAATCAGAGCTAAACAAGAACTTGAAACGTTTAGCATATACCTTGATCAGGCAATTGATGAGCTCGGTGGAGTTCTAACTTCACGAGAAGTCTTTTTAGCAGCGGGAATAACATATCTTGGCGCAGGTCAGACAGATATACATGCTGCAATCGAGGCTCTATATGAGCAAGTTCAAGGATTTTAAAAATAGAAAGAGAGAAGAAGATGACTAGTAATCAAATCGTAGAGGCAAAAGGCGAATTTTTGACCAATCCTCAGCTACTTAACAGCGGTATTATCAGGAAATATCTTGACCCTCAAGGTAAAGCAAGTGATGAGGAATTAGCTTACTTTATCGCTCAAGCTAAAGCTCAAAACTTGAACCCATTTACCAAGGAAATCTATTTCATCAAGTATGGCAATCAGCCAGCCCAAGTAGTGACAGCAAAATCAGCGTTTGAGAAAAAGGCAGATACTCACCCTCAATTTGACGGCAAAGAGGCTGGCGTTATCTACTTGCAAGATGGGGAAATCAAATACTCCAAAGGTGCATTCATTCCCAAAGGCGCTGAAATCCTTGGCGGTTGGGCTAAGGTTTACCGAAAAGATAGAACCTATCCAACAGAAACTGAGGTCTCTTTTGAAGAGTATGACAATTCTAAAATTCGTGCAAGGGTTAAGGAGCTGACACAGCAAGGGAAAGATATTACCTATCCAGTAATGAACTCCTACGGGAAACCAATCGGAGAGAATAACTGGGACACAATGCCATGTGTCATGATACGGAAAGTAGCTCTAGTCTCTGCTTATCGTGAAGCATTTCCAGCAGAACTTGGTTCATCTTATGAAGCAGATGAAATTCAATTAGATAATATCCCTAAAGATGTGACTCCTCAGGAAACACAGGAAGAAGTCAGAGCACGGAAGATGGCACAGATTGAGCAGTACAAGCAAGAACAGACTCAGAAACAAACTCAAAAAGCAGACACTAGTTATCCCGTTGATGAAGTGTCTGAACATACTGATGATCCAGTACAAGGAGAACTACTTGATGGAGAACTGGAGTATTAGGAGGAAACCATGCAAGAATTACAAGTAAAAGTCACACAGGCACAAGTTGAAATTATTGATCGTGAAAAATTTGAACAAAACATCAACGAAGTTGTGGCAAAATACCAAAATTATGCAGTCACAGCTGGAACTATCAAAGATGACAAGCAAGTCCTAGCTGATCTACGCAAGCTCAAAAAACAGTTGTCTGATGAGCGTATCAAAGTAAAAAAGGAACTCTCAAAGCCTGCTGACGACATTGATGGATATATCAAACAGGCAAGCAAGCCACTAGATGACACGATTGACAAGATTGCAACTGATGTCAAAGAATTCGAAGACCATCAAAAAGCGCTGCGATTAGATACAGTAAAGAGCTACTTGTCTAATAAGGCATCTGAGTATATGCTTGACCCCCGTTATTTTTGACGAAAAAGCTATGGAGTACACCAAAGCTGGCAATTTTATGGCGGACGGTGTAACCCTCAAAAAAGTCACCATGAAATCTCTTGAGGACTTGGTTACCTTTGAATATCAAAGGAGCAAGAGGTCGAAAAAGCAAAAGCTACCATCTCAGGACAATGTGCTGAGTATGGTATGACTGACCAACCTTACATCCGTATGCTAAAAGAGATGACGCTTGTAGAGGTGCTAGGTCAGATTAAAGCTGATTATCTCGCTGAAAAGCAAAAGCAGGAAATGCGAAAAGCCGAGGAGGAAAGAGAGCAACTTTTAGCAGCTCAGCAAACTAAAGAACAAGAACAGGCTCAGAAATCAGCAGAAATGCCACAAATCGACAAGGAAACAGGCGAAATCTTGGATGGTTGGCAATTATCCCAAAACAACCAAGAAACGCTCACAGGAGCTGAAAACGAGTTTAAAAAGTACAATCAAAAAATGACACTTGAGGTGTACTTTGAAGATACGGCTGAAAAAGACCGTTTCAAGACCGGTCTAACTCAGCTAGGTTTTGATTTTAAAAAAAATTATCAAGTCAGCGGTTATCAAAATATAGAGCCTCTTACTCAAGCTGAATTGGCTCGGCGGTGCGGATGGTAAATAAAAAATAGTTTTTTAACAACCTATTGCAAAGTGAAGCTCGGCCTTTGCAGTATCAATATTTTCCGAGTGAGAAAGGAAAGTTGGAATATCGTCAAGTTAACAGGATTGATGATATAAAAAATTGCTACACTCGTCCTTGCCAATGCTCACACACAATTTTAGGGCGAGTGTGGATTTTAAAAAGGTGAAAAATATGGAACAAATCAAAATTACAGGAACAGGAACAGCACTAATTTTAGATAGAGTAAACCGAATCTTTGCCATCTCTGGCAGTTTGACTATGCAATGGGATTTTATTAGTGATTTTAAAAAGATTGACGACGAACCGTCACTTGATGAAGATGGAGAGTTATTCGAAACAGCCTACGACCTCATTCTTGAAGCTAAACCCAAAACTAAAATCAATCTAACATCATCATATTTTGCTAAAGAGCATAAGAAAGACACAGACGAAATCATAAAAGTATTCTCATTTATCGAAGATAACAAGAGAAATATCTTTGAAACCCTTGGCATTCGCGGGGTGCTTGAATGAGCAATCTAGTTTTATCGTTAGACATCTCAACATCTGGAACAGGGTGGGCCTTATTTAAAGGCTCAGATCTTATCCAGAGTGGTGTCTTAAAACATAAGAGTAAATCCTACTTTGAGCGCGGCCGCTATATGGCTAGTCAATTAAGGCTAATTCAGTCACGAGCATTAAAAAAATACGATTGCTGTTTTAGTACAATCGCAGTCGAAAAAAATTCAGTTATGGGAACTAACCAGCAATCCATGCTTAAAATCGGTATTGTAACTGGTATCATCTTAGGACGATTAATAGCTGATAATGTCGCCTTTATAAATGTATCAACATGGCGTAAGTATTGGAAGTTTAGCTACAAAGACCGAAGCAAGAAGTCCATGAAATTACAGTCAAAAACAAAAGTGGAGCAAGAATTTAATAAATCGGTCAAAGACGACGAAGCAGACGCTATTTTGATTGGCTCATACTATGTCAATCAAGGCTATCTTGATGGATTGGAGACACATGACTACTACTAAAAAACACGTTGTGAGAGTTTACAACAAAGGTATTACAGCGACTTACGCGATCTATGACAAAAAACTGTTTAAGGAGCACGAGTTCGCAACCAAAAACGAAGCGATGCGGTTTATTAGACAGCTAGAGTTAGCTAGCGGCAAGCGCGTAAACGAGTATTACATGAAGGGGTAAACGGATGACTGAAGAACAGATGATTGATTGCTTGCTTTATGAGTTAGTAAAAAAAGACAAAGCAATCAAAAAGAAAAGCATCATTATCGCTGCACTAACAGTTATGCTGATTGTCGTATCAGGGCTTTGCGTATCACTTAAAAGTCACTATGAAAAGCAAATATACGGACTACGTACACAGCTAAGCAGGACACAAAAGCAGCTTAAACGTGCTAGTGATGATAGAGCTAGACAGACTAAGCGAATTGCGGAATTGACAGGAAATGGGGGATGAGGATGAAGTATGAGTTATTTAACGACCACTTCGAAAATGCAAAACGTTATCAAATACCAAGAGCGCAATTAATTATTGCAGATATACCTTACAATTTAGGGACCAATGCTTATGCAAGTGATCCACGCTGGTATGAAAAAGGCAGTAATAAAAACGGTGAATCAAAACTGGCTGGAAAATCATTTTTTGATACAGATAATGATTTCAAAATTAATAACTTCTTTGACTTCAGTGCACGGTTATTAAAAAAAGAGCCAAAAGAAAAAGGCAAAGCGCCTGCTATGATTGTTTTTAATTCATGGCAACAAAGAGAAATGGTTATCCAATGTGGTAAAAAGCATGGTTTCAAGAAAGCTTATCCGCTTTATTTTATCAAGAAGTCCAGTCCACAGGCCTTGAAAGCGAACATGAGGATTGTTGGAGCGGTTGAGGAGGCGACAGTATTATATCGGGATAAATTACCTAAATTTAATAATAATGGCGCAATGGTTTTAAATCATTTACCATGGGAAAAAGATAGCTTCTATCCAGTTATTCATCCAACACAAAAACCAATACCCGTTTTAAAAAGATTAATTGAGATTTTCACAGACCCTGATGATGTGGTTATTGATCCTGTTGCTGGAAGCGGATCAACAATTCGTGCAGCAATCGAAATGAATAGAAATGCTTATGGATTTGAAATAAAAAAAGATTTTTATAAGAGAGCGAAGGAAGAAATGCTTAGTACGTTTCAAACCAGTCTTTTTTAAAAAAGGAATTCAAACTGATATTTATAATTTTTTAACCGAGGTACAAAATGAACATTGAAGAAGCGAAAAGAGCGATAAGAGAACTAGACGCAAGCGCTCAAGAGCCTAGTCTGACCGATATTGATGTCGGTCAGTTGAGCAATTAAATTCCCACGCAAGCGCTCAAGAGCCTGCGATGGCTCTGTGGGTCTACGAGCTGGAATACTCGTTAAACTTACCCTAGATCTTTCTGTAAGTATTCAGCTGCGTAGCGTGGGATAATCGTTACGTAGTTATAGAGCGAAATTTTTAGAAAGGGAAGTATCCTCCTTTTTTTCATAAAAATCTAAAGTCTGTTATCGCTCACAGATGATTATCCAAGGCGTCGCTAATGCTTTAACACGACATCGTGCGCCTGTGTCAAAAAACAAAGGAAAGAGAGGACTTTTCTCCACAAAAAAAGCCAGCTCACAGCTGACTCCTTAGTTAATAATTTGACAAATCTATTATATCAAAAAGGAGCTAGTTAGTGAGCAAAGCTAAAGCAATTTTAAAAGACTTACGCAATTTAGATTTATATATCGCTAGTTTAATCAGACGTCGAGATAAGATTGAGGCTTCGTTGCTTTCTAGCCCTAAATGGTCGTCTGATAAGGTGAATGGTGGTATAAAACGTAAGCAAGATGATGTTTACGTAGAGTTGATTGCAACCGCCGAAGATATTGAAAAGAAGACTGCTGAAGCCATAAGAAAGCAGAGAGAGCTTCAAAACCTAATTGATAGCTTAGAAAATACAGACAGTCAAACAATTTTAAGCATGGTCTATATTGATAAGATGACTAGATGGCAAGTGATTGATGAGTTAAATTGCAGCGAAAGCACCTATTTCAGACTGTTAAGAGTTGCCACAAAGGAGTTAAACAATCTGACAGTAAATGACAGTGATTGACAGTGAATAACAGTGCATGACAGTTTTAAAGTGATAATATAGTATTATCAAGAAATGAGGGACAGGTACAAAAATACCCCCTCTTTTAAATTTAGAAAGGCCCCCTATGGCTCAATTAAGAGCGGATAAGAAAGGTACCCACCGGGTAGCATTTGACAGAAATAAAAAGAAGTTACTAAAGGTAGCCACTGTCTGTGGTATCTGTGGCAAGCCAGTGGACAAGTCTCTTAAGTATCCACATCCATTAAGCGCAGCAATAGATCATATAGTTCCTATCGCAAAAGGTGGTCATCCATCAGCGCTTGAGAACTTACAGTTAACTCACTGGCAGTGCAATAGGCAGAAGTCTGATAAGTTGTTTGCTAACCAAGCAAGCAACGAGCCAAAGACAATTGGCAACAGAAACCTTCCTCAAAGTCGAGACTGGTCATCTTTTGCATTTAAAAAGTGATTTTAGGCAAATATATTGATTTATGCTAAAAGCTCTTAGAAGCGAAATGGGGGGTATCTCCCTACCCGGTCGGTCGGCCGAGCTTCACGCCGTCACTGTACATTTTTTCTCACGTTAGGATTTAGAAAATTTTGGAGGTTGAATTTCATTGAAAAAGAAATGCTTAATTTGCAAAAAAAACTTCCAAGCAAAAACCAATAGAACTTTATATTGCTCTGAAGAATGCCGTAAGAAAGGCAATCGTGAGAAACAACGTAAATTGATGAAACAAAAACGGGATGAACAGAGGAAAGAAAAAAAGAAAGTCCTAAATCCTAACACAGATGTGACAGAAAAGCCTAAAAAAATACGTAATTTAGCGCAGCACTATAAAAAACTAAAAAAGGAAATTTTGGCAAATGAATCTGAATTTGGTTTTACTGGAATAACACTTATTGAAGGAATAGATGTACATGAAGAAAACTTTGTAGATTTAGTCATGCAAAAAATAAAGGAGCAGAAATGAATTATATGGGTATGGGCTATCTTCGTAGGAAGTTAGCTCTTTTTAAAACTGGAGTTGATAAAAGATATCGTTATTATGCCATGGATGACAGAGACGACACACGAAGTATTGTCATGCCAAATAATGTGCGTGAAATGTACAGGTCTGTGTTAGAATGGACCGCTAAAGGGGTTGATAGCCTTGCGGACCGTATTATTTTCAGGGAGTTTGCCAACGATGATTTTAATGCTTGGGAAATTTTTAAAGCGAATAACCCTGATATCTTTTTTGATACAGCCATACAGTCAGCATTAATTGCATCTTGTTGCTTTGTGTACATCATGCCAGGAGCGGAAGACAGCTTACCTAAAATGCAAGTTATCGAAGCTAGTAAAGCGACGGGGATACTTGACCCAACTACATTTTTATTAACAGAGGGTTATGCAATTTTAGAGTCTGACTCAAACGGTAATCCTACGTTAGAGGCCTATTTCACAGACAAAGACATCTGGTATTATCCAAAAAAAGGGAAACCATATAATATTAAAAATCCAACAGGTCACCCCTTGCTTGTACCTATCATTCACAGACCAGACGCAGTTAGACCATTTGGTCGCAGTCGCATTACCAAGGCTGGAATGTATCATCAAAAGGCAGCGAAGAGAACGCTTGAGAGAGCAGAGGTTACGGCTGAGTTTTACTCATTCCCACAAAAATATGTTTTGGGAATGGATCCAGACGCTGAACCGATGGAAAAGTGGCGTGCCACGGTATCCACATTGTTGGAAATCTCAAAAGATGAAGACGGAGATAAGCCAACTGTTGGTCAGTTTACTACAGCCAGTATGTCTCCTTTCATGGAGCATTTAAAAATGTATGCTTCCCTATTCGCTGGTGGTTCTGGACTCACTCTTGATGATCTTGGTTTTCCATCTGACAATCCATCATCAGTAGAAGCTATTAAAGCAGCGCATGAAAATTTAAGAGCAGCAGGACGTAAAGCTCAACGCTCTTTTGCTTCTGGATTTCTAAATGTGGCGTATATTGCTGTTTGTTTAAGGGATGAGTTTCCTTATTTACGCAATCAGTTCATGGATACTGAAATTAAATGGGAACCTCTTTTTGAAGCTGATGCAAATATGCTTACTTTAGTCGGTGATGGCGCTATTAAGCTTAATCAAGCTATTCCTGGTTTCATGGATGCAGATGTTATCCGTGACTTAACTGGGGTAAAAGGTTCTGACAATCCAACTCCAAAAGCGACGGAGGTGACAACTGATGGCTGATGATGTCTTACCTAAGATTTTAAAATCAGTTCAACAGGATTTTGAAAAGTATTTTGGTAAAAGCGAGGTCGTTGCTAAGGCTTTTGCAGATTTGAAGTCTAAAAAAGCAACATATAAAACAGTCAACGAGTTTGGTATTGAAGTTGGAAAACTTTTATCTTTGGCTCTGACAGGCTCTATTACCTCGGATAAATTACCAGACGGTAAAATGTATTACAATATCGCTAAGCGTCTCTTAGATGAGACTATGGGACGGAATTACAAATTGATTTCAGGTTATGCTGGTGATGTTCAGCGGATTTTAAATGAGAATGCTCAGATTGGTCTAAAGGTGCAACGTCCACCGCTAAATCGAGACAAGATTAACGGGATGGTAAATCGTTTGGATAGCGAGAATACATTTGATGATGTAAAATGGCTGTTTGGTGAACCGATTGTTAATTTTTCGCAGTCCATTGTGGATGATACCATCAAGGCAAATGCGGATTTACAATATAAAACAGGTATGACGCCACAGGTTGTCAGAACAGAAAGTGGCAACTGTTGTGAATGGTGTCGTGAGGTTGTTGGCACTTATAGTTATCCAAAAGTCCCTAAGGACGTATGGAGAAGACATCAGCGGTGTCGATGTACGCTTGACTATGACCCGAAGAATGGAAAAGTTCAGAGTGCTTGGAGTAAAATCTGGCGAAAGAAAGAAAAAACTCAAGAATCTATAGAAAGGGTTGAAAAATTTAAGGAAAGTGCTCTAGTAGAATCTATCAAAAATGATATCGCTAAGTTAGATATGACAAAGGTTGGTCCGAGTGATATAATCGATATAGGGAAACGTATCAATTATCACTTTAGAGTTTCAGAACATATAGGAGATAAAGAGAAATTAAAAGAAATTTTCTCAAATTTTCGTGAAATCGGTGGAGAAATACCTAAAAATACTTGGGCAAAAGGTTCATCTAAACTTGTTAAAGACCAGCTACAAGAGGCTTTTCAAAATTATCCAACTGAGTGGGCAGCTGTTCCGGACGGTATTGGTAAAAAACTAAAAGCTATAAAAAGGAAGCGCGGTTACTTCGATGGATATGATGAAGATTTAGTTATTGCTACAAATGGAACAAGAAAAACAACACCTTACCATGAGATAGGACATATGATTGAACTGGTTAATCCTGATTTAGTAAGATTAGAGAAAGCCTGGGTAGATAAAAGAACTGCTAATGAAGCTGAGGTTCGCTTGAAAGATATTTTTCCAAGTTCAAATTATGGTATTGGGGAAGTTACTAAGAAAGATGACTTTATATCACCATATATTGGTAAATACTACAGCGATGCAGCTGAAGTTTTCACTATGGGATTACAAGGTATTTTTGTTCCTGAAGAACGATTTGCTAAGTCCTTTGACAAAAAAACATGGAAATATGACTACAAGACAATCAATGACGACCCTGAATTTTTGAATTTTATTATTGGATTATTTGTGAAAGTGTGATAAATATGGAACCAAAATTACATCGGCAACTGCGTCAAAAATATGACGACGCTGAAAAACAATATCTTGAAAAGTTTGGAGAAGACTCGCTTGATAGAGTATTTTTTTGGGAGCCAGACGTTTACTTTGATGAGTGGAAAAAGGTTCTACCAGATGCAACACTGGAATTAAACAAAGCTATTAATAGCGGGGTGGCGATTGATCCAGATCCAGAAAACGCAATATATTAAGCACCTAGAGCAATCTGGTGCTTTTCTTATGCCCAAAAAGGAGAAAAATATGAATAAAATATCATTAAATGTCGAAATGACTTGGGAAAACAAAGACGAATTTCAACAAATCATGAATAAAGTCAATGAAACAAAAGAAGCTTACGAAAAAGCCTTAGAAGCTGCGGAAAATTTTGTCCCTAAAATGTCGTGTGCAACAAAGTTAAATAAAGGAGAAGGTAATGAATAAACGTATCAAGAAAAAACGTAAATTGGAAACAGCTATCATGCTATTGATTGCAGAAAATGCCTTGCAGGCTGAAGCAATTAAAAATCAAAACAAAGAAATCATGGAGTTGAAATCAATTGTTCAGCGGAACGCTCTGGCAACAAACGAAGAGTTAGCGACTGTTAAAGCTGCTACTTTAGATAACCAATCAGTTATCAAGGCAATCGGTGACACGGTTGACTACATCAAGAAAAACTACAAACGTAAGTGGGGGAAGTGATATGAAATATCGTAAGAAACCGGTCGTAGTTGAAGCAATTCAATTTACGGGTACAAACTATGAAAAAATCAAAGAGTTTATTGGTCAAAATACCTTATGTTCGACTTTGAGTATTGTAATCCCCACTCTTGAAGGCGACATGGTCGCTCAAAAAGGCGACTACATCATCAAAGGCATCGCTGGTGAATTTTATCCATGTAAACCTGATGTTTTTGAACAGACTTATGAATCAACTTAAACCAAAGTCGTAGCAATACGGCTTTTTATTGTGCCCTGTCGCATGGCTAAAAACTAGGCAGTACGATTGAAAGGAATAAGTATGGTTACTAAGACGAAAACAAAGCTTGGCAATCAGCGACCTACTCAATCGGTAAATTTACATTTTGCTAAATCTCTAGCGCATGAAGCTATTAATTACTACAAAAAAACAGGGCTAAGCTGCTATCCATGGCAAGTAAATATGCTTATCCCAATTATGGCCATAGATGAAAATGGTCTGTGGGTTCATCAAAAGTATGGGTATGCTATCCCACGGCGTAACGGTAAGACGGAAGTAGTCTATATTGTTGAGCTGTGGGCTTTGCATAAAGGTTTAAAAATCCTACATACTGCCCATCGCATCAGCACATCTCACGCATCATTTGAGAAGGTAAAAAAATATCTTGAAATGTCGGGCTACGTTGATGGTGAAGATTTTATATCAAACAAAGCAAAAGGACAAGAACGAATAGAGTTCAAATCTAGTGGTGCTGTTATCCAGTTCCGGACTAGGACATCAAACGGTGGACTTGGTGAGGGATTTGATTTACTTATCATTGACGAGGCACAAGAATACACATCTGAGCAAGAATCAGCGTTGAAATACACGGTAACTGATAGTGATAATCCTATGACTATCATGTGTGGGACACCACCAACCATGGTGTCAACAGGTACAGTCTTTGAGGCTTATCGTAAAGATTGTTTAAAAGGCAATAAGCGGTACTCTGGGTGGGCGGAATGGTCTGTTGACGAAATGCAGCCGATACATGACGTTAAAAGTTGGTATATTGCTAACCCATCGATGGGATTCCATTTAAATGAGCGTAAAATCGAAGCCGAACTTGGTGAGGATGAGATTGATCACAACATCCAACGCTTAGGTTATTGGCCATCCTTTAACCAAAAATCAGTTATATCCGAAAAAGAATGGGCAAAACTCAAAGTTGAGCAAGTGCCAGAACTCAAAAGCAAGCTTTTTGTCGGTATCAAGTTTGGTCAAGATGGCAACAACGTATCACTATCAATTGCAGCAAGAACATCAGAAAATAAGGTATTTGTTGAGACTATTGACTGTTTATCAGTTAGGAATGGTACTCAATGGATTATTAATTTTCTGAAATCAGCTGACATTGCTAAGGTTGTAATTGATGGCGCCAGCGGCCAAGAATTACTTGCTCAGGAGATGAAAGAGCAAGGTCTAAAGAAACCAGAATTGCCTAAAGTTGCTGAAATTATCACAGCTAACATGATGTGGGAGCAGGGGATCATGCAGGAAACCATTTGTCATAGTGATCAGCCATCTTTGACAGCAGTAGTCACAAACTGTGAAAAGAGGCAAATTGGCTCTAATGGTGGTTTTGGGTATAAATCGCTTTATGATGATAGAAATATTAGCTTAATGGACAGTGCATTGCTTGCGCACTGGATTTGTTACACGACAAAACCGAAAAGAAAGCAAAGAACCAGCTGTTAAAAATTGCATCCGAAAGGGTGCTTTTTTAATGCTAAAAAAATCTACCGAACTGCCGGGAAAGGACGTTAATATGTCAGAATTTAAAGTTATCGAAACACAGGAAGAATTGGATGCAATCGTAAAAGCTCGCATTGCTCGAGAACGTGAGAAATACCAAGATTACGACCAATTGAAAACTCGTGTAGAAGAACTTGAAACCGAAAAAAGCAGCTTACAAACTGCTTTGAATGATGCTAAATCAAACACTGATAGCTATACGGAAGAGATTAGCACCCTGAAGAATCAAATTGCCGATTATGAGACGGCAAATTTACGGACAAAGGTAGCGTTACAGTATGGCTTACCAATTGATTTAGCTGATCGTTTGCAAGGAGATGATGAAGATGGACTCAAAGTAGATGCAGAACGCTTAGCATCCTTTATTAAGCCATCCCAACCACAACCGCCAGCAAAATCAAACGAACCAAATATCGATAGTAATGCAGACGCAAATTACAGAGCGTTAGTGCAAGGATTAAGTACAGAAGATTAGAAGATTAATTAAAGGAGAAAAAATATGGGAACAGAAACATCAAAAGCGAGCTTATTTGACAAACATTTAGTATCAGATCTTATCAATAAAGTTAAGGGGCATAGCTCACTAGCTAAACTATCTAGCCAAAAACCTATTCCGTTTAACGGATCTAAAGAATTTACGTTTACATTAGATTCTGATATTGATGTGGTTGCTGAAAACGGTAAAAAAACACACGGCGGCTTATCGCTAGAGCCTGTTACTATCGTCCCAATCAAGGTTGAGTATGGTGCTCGTCTTTCTGATGAATTTTTATATGCAACAGAAGAGGAAAAGATTGATATTTTGAAAGCTTTTAACGAAGGGTTTGCGAAAAAACTCGCTCGTGGTATTGACCTAATGGCGATGCATGGTATCAATCCACGTACAAAAAAAGCGTCTGACGTTATCGGCATGAATCACTTTGATAGTAAAGTGACGCAAGTGGTTAAATTTACAGAGAGCGAAGACGCTGATGCAAATATCGAAGCAGCTGTTAATCTAATTCAGGGGGCTGAAGGTGTAGTGACAGGGCTTGCGATGGATACAGAGTTTTCAACAGCACTGGCGAAAGTTACCAATGGGGAGATGGGGCCTAAAATGTACCCTGAACTTGCTTGGGGAGCGGATCCAGATAGCATCAATGGCTTGAAATCGTCCGTCAATACTACTGTTGGTGCTGGAGCTGATGAAGCAAAATCCAAAGATTTAGTAATTATTGGCGATTTTGAAAGCATGTTTAAGTGGGGTTATGCAAAACAAATTCCAATGGAAATCATTAAATACGGTGATCCTGATAATTCGGGGAAAGACCTTAAAGGGTATAACCAAATTTACTTACGTGCTGAGGCGTATATCGGCTGGGGTATTTTGGACGCTAAGAGCTTTGCTCGTGTCACTAAAGGAGAAGTATAATGTTATACGTCAACAGTAAGACTGGAGCTAGTTTTTATAGCTCCGTCCCTGTTTGTGGTGGAGATTGGACTTTGGTTGAACAGCAGACAGGCGAAAAAGCAAAAACAGTAGCAGAAATTAAACGTCAGTTAGATGCTGCTGGGATAAAATATAGCTCTAAAGCTAAGAAACCTGAATTAGAGGCACTCTTGCCTGGTTAGGAGGTAAAAGTGGGCAATTTTGCAACAACAGATGACGTCATTTTGTTATGGCGTCCCTTATCTGTTGACGAATTGAAACGTGCAAATGCACTCTTGAAAGTCGTATCAGATACATTAAGAATGGAAGCTGACAAAGTTGGCAAAGACTTAGATAAAACGATGGTTGATAAGCCTTATTTTGTTAATGTTATTAAATCGGTTACGGTTGACATTGTAGCTAGAACACTCATGACATCTACTCAAGGTGAACCGATGTCGCAAGAAAGTCAATCGGCACTTGGCTACACTTGGTCTGGAACTTATTTGATTCCAGGAGGGGGACTGTTTATAAAAGACAATGAGCTTAAACGGCTTGGTCTAAAAAAGCAGAGGTATGGAGGTATTGAGCTTTATGGGGAAATTAAGAGGGATAACGATTACTTTGATAGATAAAGTAACTATCGATATAGACCCTTTCGGAAATCCAATAAAAAAAGATAAAGAAATATCTGTCGATAATGTCCTTGTATCGCCAGCAACAAGCGATGACATAACAAGCCAGCTTAGCCTTTCAGGAAAAAAAGCTGTTTACACTTTAGCTATTCCAAAAGGAGACAACCACGATTGGGGAGATAAGGAAGTTAGATTCTTTGGAGAAAAGTGGCGCACTGTCGGCCTAGCTCTTGAAGGTATTGAAGAGCTTATTCCGCTTGAATGGAATAAGAAAGTTATGGTGGAAAGATATGAGTAAGTTTAAATTCAAGCTCAATAAAGCTGGTGTTGCTGAATTGATGAAATCATCAGAAATGCAGCAGGTATTAACCACTAAGGCCACAGCCATCAGAGAACGTTGTGGTGATGGTTACGCCCAAGATATCCATGTCGGGAAAAATAGGGCTAATGCTATGGTCAGTGCTAAAACCATAGAGGCCAAGAAAGATAATTCAAAAAACAACACATTGTTGAAGGCGGTGCGATGATTGATTGAAGTAATTATCAAAAAATATTTAGACGAGCACTTAGATGTGCCGTCTTTTTTTGAACATCAAAAAGATGAACCTGCACGATTCATCATCTTAGAAAAGACTAGCGGGGCTAAGCAAAATCATTTGCTAAGTTCCACGTTTGCTTTTCAAAGTTATGCCGAATCGTTGTATGAGGCGGCTTTACTTAATGACAAAGTAAAGCAAGTAATTGAGCAGCTTGATGTCTTGCCACAAGTTTCTGGTGTACATCTTAATGCTGACTACAATTTTACAGATACAGCAACTAAGCGCTATCGTTATCAAGCTGTATTTGATATTAATCATTATTAAAGGAGATATTGATGAATAAGAATGATACTAAAAATGTAACATCTGCAAAGCCTAAGGCCGGTGGGGCGATTTATTCGGCACCGCTTGGTACTGAATTGCCCAAGGATGCAAAATCAGAATTAAATACTAAATTTAAGAATTTGGGTTATGTATCCGAGGATGGTGTGGTCAATGAAGATACACGTTCATCCGAAAATATTAAAGCGTGGGGTGGAGATATTGTCGGGGCTGTACAGACTGAAAAAGAAGACACGTTTACTTATAAGTTAATCGAATCACTAAAAGTTGAAGTTTTAAAAGAAGTTTATGGTTCTGCAAATGTTACTGGAGATTTAGAAAAAGGAATCCATATCAAATCTAACTCAAGCGAGCTAGAAGCTCACGCTATCGTTATTGATATGATCATGAATGGTGGAATTCTGAAGCGCATAGTTTTACCGAACGCAAAAGTAGATGAAGTGTCTGAAATTAAGTATGTTGACGGGGAAGTTGTCGGCTATGAAACTAAGTTAAAATGTTTCCCAGACGAAAATGGGGACACTCATCATGAGCACATCGTTAAGTCAAAGGCAGAAGAAGGAAGTCTTGAAATGTAAGGAGGCATTATGGAAATCTTAAAAGGAAAAACAACATCAGGATTTGAATACGAAATCCCTAAAAAACGATTAAAAAACTTTGAACTTGTTGAAGCTATTGCAGAAGAGGAAACCGATCCAACAGCAGTGGTTAAAATCGTTAATTTGTTACTTGGTGATGCTGCTAAGTCTCTAAAAGAACATGTACGAGATGCAGAAAATATCGTAGATGTTGAAGCTATCGGAGTAGAAATCAAAGAAATTTTTGAAAGTCAAAAAGATTTAAAAAACTAGCAATCCTCGCTCAGATGATAGCAAAAGATGATGATGCATTGACTTGTGATTTAGCTGAAACATACGGCATATATGATTACAGACAGCTACCTGCTTATCAGGTAGCTGTTTTTGCTGTCGGTTTGAGATCTAACTCTAGGATAAAAATGGCATTATCTGGAGAGACAGAGGCTTTGGATACTGTTTTGTTAGCTGGTATTTACGATAATACTAATTTGCTGTTTTGGTCTAAAACTAAGGATGGTCAATCTGGTCAAAACAAGCCTAAATCCATGGTGGAAGCTATATCTGGATCTACATCACAAAAAGCGAATGACGTTATGTCTTTTGCCTCTGGCGAGGATTTTAAAAATGCCCGTAAGAAATTATTAGGAGGTGATGGCTAATGGCGACAGAACTTGGTCAAGCTTATGTGCAAATTATGCCATCTGCTCGTGGAATAAGTGGAGCGATCTCAAAGCAGCTTGATCCCGAAGCGAGGTCGGCTGGGTTGAGCGCTGGTTCGCTCATTGGTGGTAATCTCGTTAAAATGATTGGCGGCGCCATTGCAGCTGCTGGGATCGGTAAAATGATTTCATCCGCCTTGTCCGCTGGTGCTGATTTACAGCAATCTTTTGGCGGTATTGATACCTTGTACAAAGGTGCTGAAACTGCTGTCAAAGGGTTTGCTAAAGAGGCATACAAAGCTGGAATATCAGCAAATACTTATGCAGAGCAAGCGGTGTCCATGGGTGCATCTCTTAAACAATCTCTTGGAGGAGATGCTGTTGCGGCTGCCAAGGCTGCTAACATGGCTATTATGGATATGGCTGACAACTCGGCTAAGATGGGTACCGATATTACATCAATCCAAATGGCTTACCAGGGATTTGCTAAACAAAACTACACCATGCTTGATAACCTAAAACTTGGATATGGCGGGACTAAGGAAGAAATGAAGCGGCTTTTATCAGACGCTGAAAAGCTACCTGCCGCTATGGGTAAGAAGTTTGATTTGAGTAATTATGCTGATGTGGTTGAGGCTATACACTTGGTACAGGATAACATGGGGATCGCTGGAGTAGCTGCTGAAGAAGCCAAAACAACTTTTTCAGGCTCTCTAGCTGCTATGAAGTCCTCTTTTACAAATGTACTGGCAGGTTTATCACTAGGAGATGATATAAGACCTGCTTTACGAGGACTGGCTGAAACAACTTCTAATTTCTTATTTGGTAACTTTATTCCGATGGTGGCAAATATCTTTAAAGGATTACCATCGGCAATTGGTACTTTTATTGGAGCAGCAACTCCTATTATTGCCAGTCAATTTAAAGGGCTAATGAGTAGCCTTGGGATTAGTATTGATTTAAGTCCTATTACTGCTAAATTTGCGCAGATTGGTCAAAACTTACAACCTGTTTTTGATGGTTTAAAAACCGCTTTTGGGCAGTTGCCATCATTTTTTACTAGCATCGGTGATGCAGTTGCACCAGTGATAGACACTATTATCAGCGGATTAGCTAGATTAGACTTTAGTGGTTTTGAGGCTTTGATTTCAGCAATCTTACCAGCAATTCAAGCAGGGTTCCAAACGTTCATGTCTATTGTAGGTCCAGCGATTAGTCAGCTTGTAAATAGTTTTGTTAATCTTTGGAATGCTTGCCAACCTCTAGTAACAATATTAAGTGGCGCATTGATGCCAGCTTTTCAAATTTTAGGAGCTTTTCTCGGTGGAGTCTTACAAGGAATCCTTGGCAGTATTAGCTTTGCATTTGATGCTTTAAAAGTTGTTATTGAGTTTTTAACGCCAATTATTGATTGGCTTGTACAAGGTTTTAATGCTATTTCACCGGCATTACAAACCGTTGCCCAGTGGGTTGGTAATGTCATTGGTATATTTACTAGCTTAGGAGCATCTGGGCAAGGGTTGAGTAGTATGCTAAGCAGTGCATGGAGTAATATACAGACGGTAGTTTCAACAGCTAAAAATCTGATAGCTTTGGCAATTGATGGTATAAAGTTAGTTTTTAATAATCTAGGTAATGATGGAAATATTTTGAAAGGATTACTTTCGGCAGCATGGTCAGCTATGCAAAATGCAGTAGTGATAGCTAAAGGAGTTATCAATGGTGCGATAAGTGCTATAAAAACAGCATTTAGCAGCTTTGGAAATCTCGTATCTAGTGTAAGTAGAACTATAAAATCTGTTATTGGCAGTTTAAAAAATGCGTTTTACAGTTTAGCAAGTATTGACTTGGTTGGTGCAGGACGTGCAATCATGCAAGGATTTCTAAATGGACTAAAATCGATGTGGGGGGCAATCACCGGCTTTGTTGGGGGTATTGCTGACTGGATCCGTAAGCACAAAGGGCCTATCTCATACGATAGGGTTTTGCTAAAACCCGCAGGTAAAGTAATCATGCAAGGGTTCAACAATAGCTTGATGGATGGCTTTAAAGAGGTTAAATCAAATGTATCTGGCATGGCTGACGATCTTGCAGGCACCATGACAGGTAAAAGTCTATCTCTCGGTATTGATGCTAAACCAAGTGTTACTGCTGATGATTTATTATCAAGCAATATTAGTGCTAAGACCACACTAGATTCTGGCACAAACGACTTGTCATTATTTTTTGTTAGAGTGCTTGCTCTATTGCAAGACATTCTTGACAAGGATACAGATGTTTATTTGGATAAAGAAAAAGTCAGCGCTATTTTATACGAAGAATTTGCCAAAATCATGGCTAGAGAGGGGATTGCATGATACCAAAGGTTATTATTGATGGTTTTGATACCTCTACAATCCCTAATTGTGTCCTAACTGGTTATGATGTAGGGGATGTTTTATCCCCTCGCTTTGTCGAAAATGAAGTGTATGGGATGAATGGTACTAGCAGGGGATTAGAGTCATACAATGAGTCGAAACCCACTCTAACATGGCATTTGAGCACTTTTGATGATGCAGTTAATTTAGTGAATCATTTAGACGGACTTGGGAAAACCATTGAATTTTGGCATATTCCGAAGTCATTTTATTATTATGATTGCCTATCTGTCAAAATCAATGCGGTAACTATGAAGTCGTGGAGAGTCACACTTAAACTTGCACTATATCCATTTAGGTATGCGAAAGGTATCTCAGATGTAACGATTGCAGGCAATGGAAGTATAAATAATCCAGGAAATGTTTTCAGTGAACCCAAGATAGTTGTTGAGGGTACTGGAAAAGGAACGCTAACAATCGGCAAACAAGTTATGGAATTAAATTTGTCAGGTAAAGCAACGATCGAATGCAAACATGGTCAACAATGTGTTTATGATACTGGAGGCAATGTGAAAAACTCAATCCGAATAAGAGGCAGTTTTTTTGAGATACAACCCGGTACGCAAGGTATCGCTGTTAGCGGTGGCATTACTAGGTTAACAATCAGTCCAAGATGGAGGTACAAAGTTTGATATCAATTAAAGATGATAATACCCCTCTTGTGGCTGCCTTTGAGGACGAAATCAGCCAGGAAGCTAATAGTGATTACAAACTAAGTTTTAAGTATCCCGCTAAACACGATTACCGTCCTTTGATCAAAAAAGGAATAATCCTAGAAGCTGATGATCTACATGGAACTCAGCTCTTTAGGGTTTTTGAAATTACTAAGCGTCATGGCTACATTAATGTTTATGCTAATCAGATTGCCGATGACTTAAATGGCTATGCAATTAACTCTATTAGTGTTGATAGAGTACAGGGCATGAAAGTTATGTCCGAGCTTGCAGGCAGCATCAAGCGAGATCACCCATTTAGCTTTTTTAGTGATATTGATGGCCGGCATACATTTAATCAATCAGATGTATCTGTTATGGATGCTCTGGCCAATGGCAAGCACTCAGTTATGGGTCAATGGGGTGGCGAACTTGTACGTGATAAGTACCAGGTTAATTTACTCAAAAAAGCTGGCAAAGATACCGAAGCTCTTTTTATGTACAAGAAAAACCTCAAATCTTATGAGGAAACGGATACTATCAAAGGACTTATCTCAATACTGCACCTTGTTGCAGAAGTAGAAGAAGAGCATGAAGGAGAAGCCAGAGAAGCTTCAGATGGAAACATTGGTCATAGTGAATCACCGAAAAAGAAAACGATTAGGGCGACTGTTGAGAGTAAGCTCAAAGACACTCATCCGATAATTGTCGAAAAGTCTATCAAGGTGCAGGATCAAGATGTCAAAACAGAAGAGGACTTGCTTGCATATGGTAAGAAATACTTTGAAAGTACACTCTGCGATATACCAGGCAATAGTTTAAAAATTGATGTTACTAATAACTACGAGGGCAATGTTAGGCTATTTGATACAGCAATTGTTTTCCACGAACTCTATGATAGAGACTTACGGATGCAAATTACCGGATACAAGTTCGCCCCTATGGCTAATCGGTTGAAATCTATTAGTTTTGGAGAGATTAAAACTAATTTAGCAAAGCAAATTAGCAGTCAAATTGATAATAAGGTGGCTGAAGCAACTGCTCAACATGATGCAGCATTTGAAGCTAAATTACAAAAGCAAATCGAAAACGCTGATCGTGTCTTTGATACTAAAGAAGCTAAACTCCGTAAAGAAATTGAAGATGGTATCAAAAAAGCTGAAGCTAATGCTGAAGTCAAGGTTGCTGAGGTTAATGCTAAAGTGCTGGAAGCCGAGAAGATAGCCAAGGAAGTTGATGAGCGGCTCAAAAAATTTTTAGCTAGTGCTGATGCTAAAGAGCAAGATTTTGATAAAAAACTTGAAGAATTTAGAAAGTCACTCAAAGACCTCGAAGTGGACGAAAAGCAGATTGATGACGCTTTGGCTAAAGCTGGGTTTAGCAAGGACAGCTTAGCTGACATTAAAGCTAAACTGGAAGACACGTCTGAAACTGCCACAGTTACAGCTAACATTGTTGGATCAACTGGCGGTACTTTTTACAACCGCAACCGACTAGAAGGTGATACTGACAAAGTTATCACTTTTGAACAGGGCTATATTGACATTGCTCATAACGGTGAAGGTTTTGAAGAAGGTAAGACTTATACTATCAGCTTTGAAGCTACATGTGAGCTACTCAAAAAAGTGGCTGTCACGCTGACACAGGCTAATAATAAGGGAGTTAAACTGGTACTGACACCTACTAAGGCAAAAATGGAGCCTGAGACTTTTACTCTAACTAAGGACACAGAGGTTATCAGCGTTTATCCTTTGAGCTATACGGCTGTTTTAACTGGCGATTGGTATAAATCTAAGCAAATAGATTTAAATGCGTTGGAGGGGCGGGAATTAGCTCTGGACATGAGCTATAAAGATGTTGTGGATGGCAATAATGCTGATTTAGTTTTGGACTGGGCGGAAAACCCAGATATTATTTTTGATGGAAATGGAGGTATTTAATGTCAGGAGAAGTTATATCTGCTAGAGTCAGGCATAAAGGCATGACAAAAAGCGAGTGGGAATCTAGTGATGTAATCTTACTGGAGAGCGAGATAGGCTTTGAGACAGACACAGGTTTTGCCAGAGCAGGTGATGGCCACAATCGATTTAGTGACCTTGGATACATTAGTCCACTCGATTACAATCTACTGACTAACAAGCCAAATATCGATGGATTAGCGACAAAAGTCGAGACCGCTCAGAAACTACAACAAAAAGCAGATAAAGAGACCGTCTATACAAAAGCTGAATCGAAGCAAGAGCTTGACAAGAAATTAAATCTCAAAGGTGGCGTTATGACAGGTCAACTAAAATTTAAGCCAGCCGCCACTGTTGCTTATTCCTCGTCAACGGGTGGAGCGGTCAATATTGACTTGTCGTCTAGCAGAGGTGCTGGTGTTGTTGTCTATTCTAACAATGATGCAAGTGATGGGCCGTTAATGAGCTTGCGGACGGGTAAAGAGACCTTCAACCAATCGGCGCTTTTTGTCGATTACAGCGGTAAGACTAATGCCGTTAATATTGCGATGCGCCAGCCAAGCACACCTAATTTTTCCTCTGCGCTTAATATTACTAGCGGCAATGAAAATGGTAGTGCGATGCAGCTACGAGGGTCAGAAAAAGCGCTAGGAACGCTAAAAATTACTCATGAGAACCCAAGTATTAAAGCGGATTATGATAAAAATGCGGCAGCGTTATCCATTGATATTGTCAAAAAGACAAACGGTGCAGGAACAGCCGCTCAAGGAATCTACATTAACTCAACATCAGGCACGACAGGGAAGTTGCTTAGGATTAGAAATAAAAATGAAGACAAATTTTATGTAGGTCCAGATGGCGGCTTTCACTCAGGTGCAAATTCAACTGTAGCTGGTAATCTAACAGTTAACGATCCAACATCTAGCAAACATGCTGCGACTAAAAAATACGTAGATGAAAAAATTGCTGAGTTAAAAAAACTCATACAAAAAACAGATTAAGGAGGATAAATGAGCAGAGACCCAACATATACAATAAACGAGCACGACTTATCTTTTGCAGATGGTCGTTTTTATGTGACCTTTAAGGCAGATAAGTCAAGTGAGACTGTGAGACTTAACAGTAGTTGCCTTGGCAATACCATAATCAAAAAGCTACAGGTCGAGGATGACGATACAATGCACGACTTTGTAAAGCCTAAAGTTACCACTCAACAAGCTTTTGGACTAGCTCAGCAGGTCAAAGAGCTTGATTTACAGCTAAAAGACCCTAAGTCAGATTTGTGGGGCAAAATCAAGTTCAATAATAAGGCAATGCTAGTCGAGTACGCCAACAAAGAGATGTCAAGTGCCATTGCGCAATCAGCTGAGCAGATATTGTTACAAGTCAAGTCTATTGATGATGAACGATATTCCAAATTTGAGCAAACTCTGAATGGTATCAAACAAACTGTCAAAAGTGAGTCAGTTGAATCCGCACGTACTCAGCTAGCATCAATGTTTGATAGTCGTATTAGTGGACTTGATGGCAAATACAGTCGTTTAAGCCAAACAATTGATAGTCTTAGCAGTCGTCTTGATGATGGTATTGGTAACTACTCAACGCTATCTCAAAAGGTAAGTGGCATTGATTTACGAGTTAGTAATGCAGCTAATGATGTTTCTCGATTGTCTCAGACAGCACAAGGATTGCAGTCACAAATCATAAATGCAAACCAAAATTACAGCAGTTTGTCTCAGACTGTACAGGGACTACAAACAACTGTACGTGATAATCAATCAAATGCTACAAGTCGGATTAATCAGTTAAGTGACCTGATCAGCACAAAGGTATCAAAAGGTGATGTTGAGACAACTATTGCTCAGAGTTACGACAAGATAGCCTTCGCAATCAGGGATAAACTCCCAGCAAGCAAAATGTCTGGCAGTGAGATTATCTCGGCAATCAATCTTGATAGGTCTGGGGTTAAAATCACTGGAAAAAATATCACTCTTGATGGTAACAGCTACATCAGCAACGCTGTCATCAAAGATGCTCATATTGCTAACATGGATGCCGGTAAGATTAATACCGGCTATCTCAGCGGTAATAGAATTGCGGCAGAAGCTATCACTGGTGAGAAAATTAAGATGGACTATGCCTTTTTTAATAAACTCACTGCTAACGAGGGATATTTTAGGACGTTGTTTGCCAAAGACATCTTTGCAACATCAGTCCAATCTGTAACACTATCAGCTAGCAAAATTACTGGAGGTGTATTAGCCGCTACAAATGGGGCAAGTCAGTGGGACCTAAATAATGCCAATATGACCTTTAATCGAGATGCCACAATTAATTTTAATAGCAAAAACAATGCTTTAGTGCGTAAAGACGGTACACATACCGCCTTTGTACATTTTAGTAATGCGACGCCCAAAGGTTATACAGGGTCAGCGTTGTATGCATCGATCGGGATAACCTCATCTGGTGACGGTGTTAACTCGGCTTCTTCCGGTCGTTTTGCAGGTCTAAGGTCATTTAGGTACGCTACGGGATATAACCATACTGCTGCAGTCGACCAGACAGAAATTTATGGTGATAATGTACTTATTGCAGATGACTTTAACATCAATCGAGGATTTAAGTTTAGACCAGACAAGATGACAAAAATGATTGATATGAACGACTTGTATGCGGCTGTAGTAGCTTTAGGACGTTGTTGGAAGCACTTAGCTAACGTTGGCTGGAATACCGTTCATGGCAATTTTGTAAGTGCTGTGAATGGGGAATTGAATAACTACATCACAAAAATTTAACAGGAGATAATATGCAATTAACTATTAAAAACAAAGATTTAAACACACTATATCGTGTACTAGACAAAATCAAAGTCACGAACATGCGAGCAAACCGCGGACGTGCTAAGCTACTCGCAAAAGTAGTAGATAAAATCAAAGAGTACGCCAAGGATGAGGGTGACCTTATTGATCTGTATGCTCAAAAAGACAAAGATGGCAAGTTTGTCATTGATGAGCACAAAAACATCAAGCTAGCAGACCCCGCTAAACTCGACGAGTTCAACGGCCTACTCAACGAGCTAGCTGATGAAGAAATTGTGATTAAAGGGGGTGAGTACTCCAAGCGATTTATCGATTTTTTGGAATATTTAGCCGAATCTGAAGATGAGTTTACAGCTCAAGAAATCATTATTGTTGACAGCATCTTAGAGCAATACGAAGGAAGCAAAGGAGAATAACTATGAAGACATTAACACTATCAGGCAAACCTTATCCAATTCATGAAGGCGGTAAAGTTGTAAAAACAGAGGTTCGCTTAATCGGTGACAATGGGCTATTTATCCCCATTGAATTAATCGGTGATCAGACAGCTAAGGGAGCAGATGACCTTATTAAAGAGGGACTAGATGCTTTTGTACGCGAGTATGTGACTAAATACGCCGTAGCAGAATCAGTGCAAAAAGTGGAAGAGTTGAGCCTCGCACAAAAAGAGATTGAGCAAAATGCGGAGCAAGCAAAGGTAACAGCAGAAGCCGCTGAAAAACAAGCTAAATCTCTGGAGCTTGTCATTGCAAAATCTCAAAAAATGGCTAATCTACAAGCGATCCATCTACTAACAAGCGGAAGCAAAGTTGAGCCTGATATTTACAAAGGCATGTTAGAGCTAATCGAGCCTGTCAAAAAAGGTAAGTATCAAGCCTATGATGTCTTTACGGTGGTCGACGATAAACACGAAGACGAAGCTGGTGAAGGAAACCTAGTCTTTGTACATGTCAATGAACCGTTTACTTATGAGGCGCAGACCTTAGAGGAGCTAGAGGAAGAGGACAAAGTAACGGTCATCAAATATGCAGACTTAGTTAAACAAGATTAGAGGTGGTTAGATGCACTTTGATTTATTGCAGATTGGGGCTGCATGTACGGCTCTCTTGTCTATCTTGGGTGTTTGGGGATTTATCGTCAATCCCTTTAAAAAAGCTATAGAATCCAACGAGTTTGCCATGGCTCAGCTCAAGGACTCAATCAAGGAGTTAGCCTATGAGCTTAAAAACCTTGATCGCGACCGTGAGATTACGAAAAAAATTATCGATCGCCACGAAGAGCGTTTAGGTCGCGTAGAAGACGAAGTTATTATCAACAAAGAACGTATTATTACGCTATTTAAAAAAGGAGAAGAAAAATGAATAAATGGTTTAAAAAAGTAGCAATCAAAACAATTAAGACAATGGCACAAACCGCTGTTGGTCTTATCGGGTCAAGCGTCTTAATTACAGACATTAACTGGCCAACAATGTTGTCAGCAGTAATGTTGTCAGGACTTACTTGTGTCCTCATGAATGTGTCACAAATCAAGGAAGAGGAATAAGCCATGCGAGCAATCACACAATTAGCATTAGTTATAGCAATCGCAATACTGTATGTGCCATTATCTGTGATTGCTCTTATCTTTTATCCGTTTTTAGATAAGGAGGACAGATGACCTTTTTAGATGATATTAAGCAGGGCTGTTTAGATGGCTGGACTAAGTATAAAATCTTGCCATCCTTGACAGCTGCTCAGGCTATTTTAGAGAGCGGTTGGGGCAAACATGCACCACATAACGCTTTATTTGGTATTAAGGCTGATGCGAGCTGGACAGGTAAGTCTTTTGACACTAAAACTCAGGAGGAGTACCAGCCTGGTATCGTCACGGATATTGTGGACCGATTTAGGGCCTATGATAGTTGGACTGACAGTATTATTGATCATGGCAAATTTTTAAACGATAATCCACGCTACAAAGCAGTTATCGGTGAGACTGACTATAAAAAAGCTTGTTACGCTATTAAAGCAGCTGGATACGCTACGGCAAGTAGCTATGTCGAACTTTTAATCCAACTGATTGAGGAAAACGACTTACAAAGTTGGGATAGAGAAGCTCTTAAAAATAATAAGGAGGAAACGATGACAACCGCAAACGAAATTGTACAATACTGTGTTAACCTTGCTAATTCAGGCATGGGTGTTGACAAAGACGGTGCTCACGGGACGCAATGCTGTGACTTGCCTTGTTTTGTCGCTAAAAATTGGTTTGGTGTTGATCTTTGGGGCAATGCGATTGATTTATTAGACAGCGCAAGTGCGCAAGGCTGGGAAGTCCATCGTATGCCAACAGAGGCAAACCCAAAAGCAGGCGCTACATTTGTCCAATCAGTGCCGTATCATCAATTTGGACATACGGGAATTGTCATTGAGGATAGCGACGGCTACACTATGCGGACTGTTGAACAAAACATTGATGGCAATGCAGACGCCTTATATGTCGGCGCACCAGCTCGTTTTAATACTCGTGACTTTACTGGCGTGTTGGGATGGTTTTACCCTCCTTACCAAGGAGATGCAGTCACACAAACCGTCAGCACAGATCCGCAAACCTCAGACACTATCGTAGAGACGCCAAAATCTGGTACCTTTACGCTCGATGTCGCAGAGATTAACGTTAGACGTTGGCCAAGCTTAGCCAGCGAAGTAGTAGGTAGCTATAAGCAAGGCGATACTGTCAGCTTTGATAGCGAGGGCTACGCGAATGGTTACTATTGGATTAGCTATGTTGGCGGCTCAGGTATGCGTAACTACCTAGGTATTGGACAGACTGATAAAGACGGAAACCGCATCAGTATTTGGGGTAAATTAAATTAGGAGTTATTATTTTATTGTTAATAATAAATATTACTGTTTTTCTTGACTTAGCAAACCAAAACAGGTAATATAAAGATACAAATAACGACAAAAACTGCGCCTCTGTTGTTTTGTGCTCTTGTTGTTTGTATTTCTGTACACCTAGCACCGTAGGTGACGAACAAAAAATGTAAGAGGAAACTCCAACCTCAGAAAAAGCACAGTTTGCCGGCTGTGCTTTTATTTTTGGACATAAAAAAGAGCAGGTTTGCCGACCCACTCTTAAACAAAAAATGTAATGTACGTACTATTTTTTGTGTAAATAGTCACGCACGACATCAGCTAAGCAATTTGCAGTGAGGGTAACCACAAAATTACTAACTAATGTGAGGAGGAAAATTTCCATACTCCAACCTCCTTTTTAAAGATTTGCTATTTGACTAGTTAGCTCTAGCCCATCTAAGCTACTAGAGCTTATTTGTTGATACAATTATATATTATTTTATTTCACAAATAAAGTTTTTGGGCGAAAAATCACTATATCTTGTGTCCTCAAACAAAATTATATACAATTTGTTGTATTTTGAATAAAAACCAACCGCTCAGATAATTTCTGGGCGGTTTTTTTGTGTTTCACACACATTGGCATATCCGTTATAACGGACTTGTTAAAATTAGTCCATTAAACCAGACTTTTTACGAATATATAAGTAGGAGGTGCTTATGCTAACATACGACGAATTTAAGCAAGCGATTGACAATGGATATATCACAGCAGACGCAGTAATGATCGTGCGCAAGAACGGACAGATTTTTGATTATGTGTTGCCGCATGAGGAGATAAGAGATTGGGAGGTTGTGACAATCGAGCGGATATCAGATGTTATGGCAGAACTTTCTGAGTCTGAATAA